AGCAGACTTTCCGCGTAGACCAGGACGAACCGGAATCCGTTGGCCTGAAGTTCCGGAACTCGTTCGGATGCGTCGAAACATTCTACTTTGTGGGCGGAGATACGGTAGAGCCGGAACTGACCCGGAGTGCAGCTTACTTCGCCGGGAAATACAAGAACTATTACGTAGACGAGCAGCGCAAGCACACACTCAATACAGGTTACATCCCCGAAGGCATGTTCAACCTGGCCGACGATGCGGCAAGGGCTACCGAAATCTGGCTGATGGATGAATCCGGCGACATTCCGATAACCATCACCGAAAGCAATACCAGCCGGAGCGATGAAGACGACGGACTGTTTGCTTTCACTGTTTCCTACATCTTCGCATCCCGGTACCAGCAGCGGCTCCGTCTGCTTCCGGACATTTTCGACGACTCATTCGATGACACATACAATTAAAGCCTATGAACGTAATACATATCAAAGACGCATTAAGGCTGCTCGAGTCCGGGCAGCCCTGCAACCTGAAGCTCTGGAAGCTCAGCACAGGTGACATTCTGGAATACAAAGGCGCGGTGTGCGTCGGCTCGCACTGGCGACAAGGACTCCATCGGGTTCGCCTCCCGGCATCCGGCTTAATTCGCTCCTTCCGCGACATATCCCTTTTCGAAATTAACAACATGACAATTTACCTTTAATATGGACAAGAAAATCCTGCAATATGACGGCGACTTCATGCCTGGTGAGATATTCGACATCGAGGTTTCCAACGTGGCCACCGAAATGGCTTCCGTAGAAGACAGCAGCCTGGTATTCGATGAAGATGCAAATGTAAAGACTACGCCTGTTCCCGGCCGGAAAGGCATGGCGTATGTCAATTTCGGTGAAGACAACCAGCTTCCGTTTAATATCATCAAGATGATAGGCATCGACGAAGTGATGAGTCAGAACAAGCTGTTCAACGTCATCACCTGTTACGGTGCCGGACTGAAGTACATGGACGTAGACACAAGACAGCCGACAACCCATCCCGAAATCAAACGCTGGCTGATTCACAACAGCCTGCCGCTGTTCCAGCTCGAGCAGGCCACAGACATGAAGTATTTCTTTTTCTGTGTGTCGGTCATCATTCTTTCCAGGGACGGCAAAAAAATCAACCGGCTCATTCACAAAGAGGCCTGCTACTGCCGTTTCCAACAGGCCAGAAGGGGCAAAATCAATCACGTGATTTATGCCAATTTCCGCGAAAACGCTTCACTTCGTCCGGAAGACTACGAAGTCATCCGTCTGCTGGATCCGCGCGACCCGCTGGGCGACCTGATGGTGCTCATGGGGCGTGAACCTGGGCGCGATGGCGAAACAAGAGTCCGTACTGAAGACCGTAAATTCGCTATCCTTGTGCGCTTCCCCACCCCCGGCTTCCAGTATTACCCCATCCCCTACTACACCAGCATTTTCCGGGGCGACTGGTACGACATCAAGCGACTGATTGGGAAAGGCAAGAAAGCAAAGCTTCGCAACCATGCCAGCGTAAAGTACCAGGTCGAAGTACACAAGGACTACTGGAGTAACATCTGTGCGGAAGAACACATTACCGACCCGCTGAAGAAGATGGAGCGTATCAAAAAGGAGAAGGAAAACATCAAGAACTTTGTTTCCGGAATAGAAAACAGCGGCAAGGTTTGGATTACCGGATACTACATTGACCCGAATGGCCGTGAGGTCCGGATGGTACGCATCAATGTGGTAGAGACCGGCAAGGAAGGCGGCGACTGGAGCGAAGACATCCAGGAAGCCAGCAATATCACCTGCTACGGCGACAACATCCATCCCAACCTGGTAGGTGCCACACCGGGCAAGGGACAGAGTAACAACTCCGGCTCAGACAAGCGCGAGCTGTTCACGCTCAAGCAGGCACTGGAGATTCCTTTCCACGACCTGATGAACATCCCGCATAACATCGTCATCGAGTACAACGGATGGAGTGAGAAGGTGTATCCGGATGTGCCCATGGTGCTGCTCACCACCCTTGACCAGAACACCGATGCCAAACAAAAGACAGCTTCAGACCTTGAAAACAAATCCTAAAACGAATCAATATGGCTATCACATTTTCACAAGAGATTTTCGAGAAGATTTGTTCCTCTGCCACCAATTCCACGGCAGAGGTCTATGATATGATTGCTCCTCACCTGGATGACACGCTTCAAAGCATCAACTGTGTGCTGCTGGGTGATATGGCAGACAAATTAGATACTGTTCCCGGACTCGAGCAGGCGGTCACAAAACTGGTTTGTCTGCGTACCTATCAGGAGCAGATACCACAACTCGACCTGGTACTGACTCCCACCGGCTTCGGTGTGGTGTCTAACCAGAATCTGGCCCCGGCTTCAGCCGACAGAGTGAAGAACCTGCTGCAGCAAGTCACCAACGCAGCCGAAGATACCTACGACCGATGCCTGGAGCTGCTGGTCGGTACCAGCTGGGCAGATACGGCACAGGCCCGTATCAACATCCCGAACCTGATGTATACAGCCAAACAACTGAAAATGTACGTTGATTTTCCTTCAGCAGACGTGCATCGCTCCAAACTGCTCGAGTTCCGGACAAAGATGTACCAGGCAGAAGAAAAGATACGGCAGCACGTGTCGGCCGAGTTCTTCGACCACATCCTCGAACAGGCCCGGCACAATGCGTTCACCAAAGAAGAGTCTGCCATGGCCGACTACATGTGCAAGTTCATCGGCTTCTGCATCGCAAAGAACTGGTCGGCAGCAAAGAGCATGCTGGAACGCATCGAGAACTACGCGGAATCCAAAGTAGAGGTATTCACCAGCTACAAGGACTCCGAGGCCTACAAAGTCAAACATTTCCAGACTTACCAGAATGAAAAGAATGATTCCACATACTTTTGGGGGTAGAATACTCGACTTCCAGTTCCCCACTTCCTGGCAGCAGCTCAACCAGGAACAGCTTCGGTACGTATTCCTGGTCATCACCCTGTTTTCTCCGGTCAAGACTAAGACTTACGTCTTCATGCGCTTCACCGGAATCCGTGTCCGGAAGCGAGTGAAAGAAGGATGGCTTTGCACCTTCCGCTTGAACTGGCACAAGAAACTGAGGTTCATCCTTCAGGACTGGCAGATTCGCAGCTTCCTCCGGCAGATTGATTTCATCTCCGAGCCCAACGCTTATCCCGTCCGACTGGACAGAATAGGCGGTCGGTATGCCATCGATACGATGCTGCACGGACTGAGTTTCGAAGATTACCTTTGTTGTGAAAACCACTACCAGGGCTACCTGTATTCGCAGGACGTTTCCCAACTCAAAGCCCTATATGGTTTCCTTTACAAAAAGAAGCCGGGTGTCAGAGGTTCACTGAAAGCCGCCTTTTCCCGCATCAAAGAATACGAACTGGTTTCCGTATTCCTCTGGTGGGGAAGCATCAAACTGTACTTCGCTTCCCTTTTTCCCCATTTCTTTCAGCCGTTCCACCAGAGGACCGACGCTGATCAGCCGGAACTGCCCGACCTGATGGGCGCGATGAACGCCCAGATCCGGGCACTGACCGGCGGTGACGTGACAAAAGAAAAGGAAGTCCTACAGATGGACTGCTGGCGGGCCCTGACCGAGCTGGATGCCAAAGCACACGATATTCAAATTCTAAAATCAAAACAAAATGGACACAAGTAAATTCTTTGACGGACACGCCTACTTTAAAGAGCTGACCGAAAAGAACAAGCTGGCCAAAGCCAACTCATTCTTTCCATGTTCCTGCAGCGGTATCAATTCGCTCCAGGATGTGCTCGACAATTTCCGGAAACAATCTGCTTTCGTCTGCGTCGACGATACCAACGACGCAGCTACCGAACAAATCGGAGGCGGCTGGTTCAAGAAGCGCACCTTCACGGTATTCCTCCTGATTCGTTACCGCTACGACGACATGACCGAGCGTGCAGCAAAGCTGGACATCTGCCGGCAGATATTCAGACAGTTCCACTCCCGAATGATTCGTGACAAATACATCTACGAAGACCTGGATTTATCCTTCCTGAATGTATCCCGCATCTACACCCGTGAACTGGGAGAATACTTTATTTCCGGATGTACCGGCTTATACTTTATGGTCGAACTGACCGAACCCACAGATTTATGTTATAAGGAGGACGAGTGGAATGGCTAATACAGACACAAACAGGCCGGCGGCTACCGATGAAGACCGCAGAAAATATCAGGAAGCCTGGGCAGAAATGATGGTGAATATCTGGCGTGAAAAGATTGAGAGGCTGCACGTCATTAATACCTACTCACTTCACCAGCAGATACGCGATAACGTCATATCTGCCACCGACTCGGTATCCACCATTCAGCACAAGTTTCTGGAGTACGGCATATACCAGGACATGGGTGTCGGCAACGGATATACCAAAGGTAATGGCGGTGACTTAGAGATATTAAACCCGGTTTATCGTGAGGAACACGGGTTAAATGTACCTCGCAAAGTTGGCCCTAAGCCCGGTGGATACTATACATCCGGCAATCCGCGTAAACCTCGAGAATGGTTTTCCCGCCCCTACTTTGCATCCATCATGGTGCTGAAGGAACAGATGTCCTACATGTACGGCGAAGAGTTCTGCGGCTTGCTTGTCGATAAAATCGAGGAAGCAAACCATAAGCGCAGCACTACTCTCAAATCACGTTTATACGGAACGCACAAGCGTAAATAAAACAATGTCTTTTTGAAATCTAACTCGGTAAGTTTACTTCGTAAAAAACTCAGAATTATGGCAACAAAAACATTCGAAGAATTAAAGCGACTGGCCATCCAGATCCGCGACGAAAAAACAAACAAACAGAACACAGCCACCCGTGTAGGCACGGCAATGCTGGAACACATAAACAAGCTCGAGCAGGATTACTATGACAAAACCCAAACCGATGAAGAACTGAAAGAGCGGGATGATAAACTGACCGAGATAGAATTAAATCATATTATATGTTACATTATGCTAAATGGGAGTAATGTTTCATATATAGGCATAAATGGTTCAAAAATTTGGGATGATAGCAGTAATCCATATTTAAACAAAGATACAGGTGAATATCAATATTATTCTGGCGCATCGGGATATGTTTTTGTATCTCCTTACATCTATGTAGGTTGTCTTAATACTTTCCTTTTGACAATATACAAGAGAAGTTCTTATGCTTGTGTCGTTTTTTACGATAAAGATAAAAATATTCTATCTGTTATAAATGGAGAAGAGAATGTACAGATTACAAGACAAGAAATAAGTGTTCCTGATAATGCTATATATGCAAGATTCTGTGGTCATTCGTCATATCCATTTTCTGTATACCTTCCTGAAAACTACGATAAGAACGTATATCTAAGTGAACAAGCCAAGTTTTATGCAGAGGAATCAGAAGAAAAATCAGTTGAGCTTTCAAAACCATATACAGATAGTGTAGATAAGTTAATCTGTAATACCATGCTGAATGGCGAAAATGAAACATTCGTTAATGACAGAAATTGGAATGAAAGCAGTTGGACTCCGAATAAAGACCCTTACTTAGATAAAGATACAGGTGAATATCAATATTATGCTGTATCAGGGAACTGTTTTGTCTCTCCTTATGTTTATATAGGTTGCATTGAGACTTTCTTATTGACAATTTATAAGAGAAGTTCTTATGCTTGTGTCGTTTTTTACGATAAAGATAAAAATATTCTATCTGTTATAAATGGAGAAGAGAATGTACAGATTACAAGACAAGAAATAAGTGTTCCTGATAATGCAGTATTTGTAAGATTATGTGGTAGTTACAAGTATCCATTTTCTGTATACCTTCCTGAAAACTACGATAAGAACATATATCTAAGTGAACAAGCCAAGTTTTATGCAAAAAACGCAGGAGAAGATGTATATTATGATGCAAGCATTAATTATTCTTCCACTGATAATCCAATTTCTAAAATTAATGATAGTCCTGGAATGACAGCTATATTCCATGAAATTGCATTTATTGGCGATTCGCTTTCTCATGGATTATTTTGGGATAAATATGGATGGGAAGGTACAAACATAGATATACTTGGTCAGTATTCATGGGGACAAAGATTGGTTAATATGTTTAATGCTAATGGAGCTAATTATGCTATTAGTGGATATACTGCAAAAGATTGGATTGAGCACTTTTGGGATGAAGAATCCAATGCAGAATATACATCTGATGGGTTAGAACAAAAAATTAAGTTGAATAAAAAACAGGCATATTGTATTATGCTTGGGGCAAATGATAAAGAAA